CGAAAGGTAGCCCGACATGCAATTACGGCTAAAAGTACAACGACAAAACGAAGACGCCTACGAGGTAACCACTAACCTTGCTGTCATTGTCGCATGGGAAAGGCGTTTTAAGCGTCGCGCCAGTGATTTAGGCTCGGGCGTTGGCATGGAAGACTTAGCTTTTATGGCTTACGAGGCCAGCCAACGCTCCGGCATTATTGTGCCCGCATCGCTCGACGCGTTCATTAACACTATTGAGAACTTAGAAGTAGTGGATAGCGAGCCGGCAACTTTTACCGTGCCGGGACTATCCGGCGACAGTTAGCGGAACTTCTATTACACACTGGCTGGTGGCCCCCAAGTGTAGACTTTGAGTTACCAGACTTAGCCACCGTAATAGATGTACTCGAAAGGCAGCGTAAACAAAATGCCCGCTAGCGCGTCTTATCAGGTTTACGGTATCCAAGAAGCACTAGCTGAGATAAACAAAATTGACCGCGTTTTACGCCGGCAAATTACTAAAGACATTCAGTCTGGCGCTGGCACCAAACTTGTTACTGCGGCCCGCTCGTTTATTCCGACCGCTAGCCCGCTATCGCGCATGGTTAATGGCAACATGATTAAAGGCCGCGACGGCACGGGTTGGAAACGCGAGCGTGTTCTCGCTGGCATACGCACCGTGGTAGGCAAACGTGGCCAGCGTGCCCGCACTGTGAAGTTCTCTAACGGCCGTACAGCCGATTTTAAGGCGACGCAATACCAGTTATTGGTTCTACAGCAGCGCGACGTTGCTGGCGCTATCTGGGACCATGCAGGCATTAGAGGTGGCGGCCAGTTTGTTACTAATCTTTTGGCTGAAGGCGAGCACGTCGGCCCCGCAGCTGCGCCCCGCGCACTACAACCAGCCGCCGAGAGTGTGCTACCCGCCGTCGAGGACGAGGTAGGCAAGATAGTTGAGCGCGTTATGACTATTGTTAACCGTAACCTCGTACAAACTAGGACGCGCTAATGGCTATCAACATTCCGATTATTTCAAGCCTGAACACTAAAGGTTTTGACGCAGCCAAAAAAGAGTTTGCCAGTTTGCAAGGTTTCGGCGCTAAGTCTGGGTTCCTGCTACAAAAAGCCATGGTTCCCGCTGCCGGCGCGGTCACCGCATTGGCTGGCGGTTTGGCGTTGGCCGCTAAGGCCGCTATTGCCGATGAGCAGAGCACCAAACTTTTAGAAACGCAGCTGCGCGCAACGCTTGGGCCTAACCAAGCACTTGCCGACAGCATGGCCGACTTTGTTGACCAAACACAATTAGCAAGCGGTGTAGCCGATGACGAGTTACGCCCCGCGCTTGCTGGTTTAGTGCGGTTTACTGGTGATGCAGCCAAGGCACAAGAACTTCTAAACCTTTCCGTAGACGCGTCTATAGCCACGGGCAAGGACTTAAGCGCAGTCAGCACCGCTATTGGCAAGGCTTACGACGGCAATTTCACGGCACTAAAAAAGTTGGGCGTACCGCTCGACGAGAACATTATCAAAACAAAAGACTTTAAGGCCGCACAAGAGGCACTTACTGCGCAGTTTGGTGGCGCGGCCGCAGCGAACGCCAATACCTATGCCGGCCGTTTGCAAATACTTAAAATACGTTTTGATGAAATGGTAGAAAGCATTGGTTACCGCGTGCTACCTATCCTTGGCCGACTGTTAGACGAGGTAGACAAGCTCGTAACCATTATGGACGAGCGCGGTCTAGGCGGCGTAATAGGAGAACTTGGTAGCCGTCTACGTCGTTTTGTTGACCCGGCACAAGCAGTCCTAGACGTGCTACAAAAAAACACTAAAGAGACCGAAGGCTTCGGCGGCAAACTCAAGCAGGTCGGTTTTAACGTCGCTAACTTCGGTTCGAGCATTATCAACTTAGGTAGTGCAATAACGGGTAACAGTTTCCGTCTAGGCAAACTACAAACCGACTTAGACAAAACCAATGAAGGCTTAGCACTTGCCTACGCCAACACCCGCGCATGGTCAGAAACCATTCTGCAACTTGACCAAGACCAGAAACGCGCAAACTACCAAAAAGCCGTAGACATTGAACAACAACGCCTAGCCAACGCCGAAATAGCCAAAAGCACCGCCAGCACCAACAAGGCTAGTGAAGCCGCTAAGCGTGCCGCAGCTGCAAACGCCAAACACACTGAGTCGGTACGGGCACTCAAAGAGGCATACGACGACGCGGTACAGACAGTTAAAGACCAGTTCAGCCCCGCTCTTATGCGCGCCAATGACCAGTTAACCAAGGCCACCGACACCTACAACAACTTCTACAACGCAACCGCAGACGTAGTGCGCGGCATATTCAATGTTGGTGACGCATGGACTACAGCCGCCGACAGCGAAGGCGCAAAAACCTTTTTTGGTGTACTCGACGACCAAGCCAAAAAGGCTGGCGAACTATCCACCGGCATAGAAAACCTTATTGCAGCCGGGCTAGACGACCCCGAGCTACTTAAGTCAATTCTTGCCAGCGGTGCAGACGTCGGCTTAGAAATAATCAAAGGCTTGCTTGCCGGCGGTAAAGCGTCTATAGACCGTCTGCTTGGTATCTCAACAACAATTAACGCAGCTGCCGACCGTATCGCAAAGTTGACTGCCGACAAGTGGTACAAGTCGGGTATTGACCAAGCCCAAGCGATAGTAGACGGCGTTAACAGCGTCATTGCTAACATTGAGTTTCTATTACGGTTTGCGCTTGACCCGCAGAGCGTCACGGAAATTGGCCAGCAGTTAGACGCAAGCCTTGGCACCGTGTTTGGTGGCGGCGCAGCACCAGCACCAACCACTAACCCGTTTGGCCCGGTACTTGGCAGCATTAACGCCACCCCAAATATAGACGGCAGCCGCGTGAGCACCAGCAACGTAACTATTAACGTCCAAGGCGGCGACCCGAACGCAGTAGTAAGCGCGCTACGTGCCTACATGCGCACAAACGGCAGTGTGCCTATTCGAGTAAGTAACGCGTACTAATGGCCGTACAAAGTTTTGTTGTTGACATAGAAGGCGCGTCCGGTACGCCGGCTATCACGTTAAGCAACGTGCAGAGTATTAACTTTAAGACTGGCCGTGAACGACAGTTAGACCAGTATTCAAGCCTCAGCGGCACCATTGTTGTGCGCCAACCGACAGCGCCTAACTCGGTTATTAAGCCCGGTTCAACTGTCAAAGTCACATGGGACGACGGCGGTATTTATCGCAGCCAATTTTCGGCCAGCATTTCTAACGTCCAATTTACTTACGGCATACCATACGTCGGCACTACCGGCAACGCCGACTATTTGATTATTAGTCTTGAAGGCTACTTAGCGCGCTGCGGTAGAGCTAGTGGCGAAAATTACGCTATGGCAGCCGGCACAATTTCGGCGCAAACTGCAGCGGCAACTACGGCCAGCGGCCTAACAATTTCCTATGGCAGCACCGGGACTGGCCCAGCAATGGCGGCAACAACCGTAAGCGGCACTTGGGGAGACTGGATTAATAGCGCTTGTATCACAACTAATGGACGTATGCGCGAGGCATTTAACGGCGTCTCGTTGTTTTCCCCATTTGGTGCACAAGTAGCAAACATTAATTTTAGCGACACCACAAACAACGCCAGTTTTCAAGTGTATGACAACATCGAGTTTGCTAGTTACGCCGACAACTTTTATAGCCAAGTCACGGTAGACCCCGAGTCTTTTGCAGCTCAGACAGTACAAACAGGTGTTAAGCCGTTTCGCACATACACGGTTAACACTCTTAACGCGTCCACGTCACAAGCTACCGACTACGCCAACTATCTGCTTAATAACTTCACCGCAGCACCATTGGCCATTTCGTCTTTTTCATGTTTGGCCAACGCCCAAAACTCTTTCAAGCTCTGGAACTTATCCACTGGCGCTGGTTCTCTAGAAATTGGCACTTGTGTTGGCGCGCAGGTAAGCGTTGCTTTTCGTGGGACTACCTACCAGTGCATTATTGAAGGCGCAGCGTTTAGCGCGGTGCCCGGCGAGGCTCGATACACCTACTACGTATCACCAGTAGACCAAAACGCTTACCTAATCCTTGACAATGCTACTTTCGGCACACTTGATTTTAATAGACTGGGGTACTAATGGCTATAAAGACTTTCACGACTGGCGAACTGCTGACCGCTTCGGACACAAACACGTACCTAAACAACTTTGACAACGCCGCTGCCGTATCTTTAACGTCAAACTTCAATATTTCTAATGGCGCTGACACCGTAATCACATGGTCGGCAGCAGAATACGACAACAACACAATGTTTGCAGCTGGCACGCCAAACCGTTTAACAATTAAAACGGCTGGCATATACGTGGTGACTGCAACGATATGTTGGCCATCAAACTCAACAGGCGAACGCATTTCTTGGATACAAAAAAACGGGACTACGGGAACCCGATGGGGAAATAGGCGTGGTGGTGCTTGGTCAACAGGCGTTACCGAGTACAGCATTGCAGCGCAAATAACTTGCGCCGTGAACGACTATATACAAATAGGAAATTATCAAAACTCAGGCGGAACGCTTGCGTTGCAGTCAGCAGCCACAAGCCGTACACGCATGGAAGTAGCAAGGATTAGCGACGTATGAGCGACGAAACAGAACAGACACCAACATTTGCTTCATCAGCCGACGCTATGCGCTCAACTAGAAACTCAATGCTTGCCAACTCCGACTGGGCAATGGCAACAGACGCGCCAACAGACAAAACCGCATGGGCTGCATATCGGCAAGCATTGCGCGACTTTCCTGCAACATGGGAAAAAGCAAACACGGCAAACTTCCCAGAGGCACCAGCATGATATGGCGGATTAGTTTTGTGGCGCTTTTGTTTGCGTCAATACTCACAGCGTGCGGCGACCGTGAGCGCGTCAACTGCCCAGAGGTACGCACCAAAAACAAAGCTTTGCGCGCTGAAACGACAATAACCGTAGACACCGCCAGCCTTGGCAGTACTCGAATACTGGCCGACAAATGCCTATAATTCCGCCGCCACGGCACCCCGAAAGAATGACCAGCGAGCAAATTAAAGCTCGCCTAATTTTTGTGGTCGGTTGCGCGTTGTCATTCACATTTGTTTTTGCGACATGCTTTCTTTTGTACAATCTTGCATTTGTAACCCAGCCGCTCGAAGTTTCAGACAACGACAAAAGCGCTTGGGCCACGTTACAACCGTTGCTTTTATTCCTTACCGGCTCACTCGCTGGCTTACTCAGCGCCAACGGGCTAAAAGACAAACCGAAAGGCAAACAAGATGAACAATGATGACAAAAAAGGCTTACTCAAAATTGTGCGCGAAGCAGCTGCAAAACTCTTAACGCGTATCGCCGACATGATTAGTCGGCCATGAACTACACCGGCACCACCGACGGCGCAGCCTTAGGCAAAAGACCAGGCACCGAAAAGTTCGTAGACATTATTAAGAAAAAAGGCTTTACGAACCTAGGCACTTGGGCCGTCCGTAATATGCGCGGCAGTGACCGTCTCAGCGTGCACGCCACAGGCCGTGCAGCCGACATTGGGTACAAAGACAAGGCAACTGCCGCCTTGTGGGCAAACTGGCTGGTAGCGAACTACAAGGTATTGGGCATTGAAGAAGTCCACGACTACGCCGGCACCACTAAAAAAGGTTGCGAGAAATGGGGCCGCGGCTGGCGTTGCAACCGTGACGGCAAACCCGGTTGGAAAGACTGGACAGAAACCGCAAACGGCGGGTCTGGCGGCGGCATGTGGCTACATGTGGAACTGACCCCGCAAATGTCTGACGACCCACAAGCGTTTGTAGCAGCATGGAAAAGCGTACCGCCACCAACACCGCCCGCTAAAACCGTTACAGCATAAGGCTTTTAGCGCAAAGGCGCGCAAAGTCTCAATAACACCATTAAGGTTTTTACCTATCCCGACGAAAGGCAGAAACTATGAAACGACTACTTGGCGTACTAGCCACAGCTGCACTACTCATGCCGGCCACACAAGCCAGAGCGGCAGTAGAACCAAACTGCAACCGCTACAAACCATTGGCGCTAGAGGTCGGCTGGCAAAAAAAAGACTTGCCACGGCTTATGCAAATATGTTTGCGCGAGTCTAAAGGCTTTGCCCGGGCTTGGAACCAGCGCGACCCATACACCGGCTCATACGGCATCATGCAGATAAACGGTAGCAACAAACGGTTTCTTGTGGAGTCTGGAATAGTCCGCAAACACATGACCGAATTATGGTCACCCCGCAAAAACCTTAAAGCCTCGTTGGCATTATTTAAGCGCCACGGCTGGGCACCATGGAAAGGCAACAGCGCGCCAAAAATTGTGGTATGTTGCACCCGTTAGTTATTTTCAACCCGACTAGAAAAGAGACAACATGGTAAACCCGACTGACCATCTAGACCAAGCA